TGGTGGTTCCCTCTTCCTTTCGCTTCTCGCGACACGCATCATTCTTTTCCTTCTTAGCCTCAGACTTCTTGGGGTTCGCCTTCGCCTTGTTATCCTGCTTGATTTTCTTCTTCTCAGAATCAGTGAGCTTGTCTTTCATAGTCTTATCGATCGCCATATACTTGTATATCATTTTAAATCTATAAGTCTTATTTAAAGCTTAATACCATGTTCTAAATAGTATGGAGATTAACGTCACACGTGTAAATAATGGTATCTATGATGTATGTGTCATATCAAACGATGAATATATAGGTCCCGCAATTGCTCGAGGGCACGAGTGGGATTCGTGGATGCGTCGAGATGTGCGCCTATGGCATAAACATGGTACAGACATACTTGATATAGGCGCGAATATCGGGTATAATACATTGATATTTTCAGATTATGGTCCGGTGATTTCATTCGAACCCGTGTTTTATGAAATTATAAATCAAAATGTAAACAATAATGCACTCAGGTACCCTGTCGAGGTTGTTCCATGTGCCTTATCAGACGAAAAAACTGTATCTAAAATACATATTCCTTCACATGCGTGTACAGAATCAAGTACATTGATCAATTATGGTGGAACGAGTTTTCATCATACAGACGATTGGAAAGGGGAGGGTATTGATGTACATTGTGATCGCCTCGATGATATTTATACCGGTACACCATCTTTCGTAAAGATTGATGTTGAAGGTCATGAACTACATGCGCTAAAGGGTGCACAAGAAACCCTCAAGAAACATAAACCCACTGTACTCATCGAGATTCACAATTTCTCCGAAGATAATGAAGTACATAAGTTTATGAAATCATTGGGGTATGGTGAACCAGAAAAAAGACCTGAAGTTATGTTTATGTATACACACTTTTAGTGTCTAGTACACTTTTATATCGAGCAAAAGACATTTTATCCATCATGTAATATATCTGATACGCCTCGACAATACTCTCTCGTCTATATTCCTCTGGCATACATTCAGGTATACCTTCCCGTGAATAATATGCCGTCTCACTCTCACGCTCCTCGAAGTGTGATGGGTGATTATGATACAACCATTCAAGATGTCTCGCACATGTATGTATTTTGCCATATCTACGCGTATACTCGAGGGTCAATGCGATCCCGATCTTACACGCGTACATATAGTTTTTTAAACTGGATCCAATCCACATGGTCATAGGATGCTTTTTGTGTGCCGGACGATATCCCCGTCTTGTTCCATCTTTTATAAATGGGGCACATGTGTGAATAATATCTTCTTCACTTGAAAAGTACCAAGCAGTCTCAAGTTGAATCTTAACCACATGTTGGTCACATGACATATTAGCAATTTCAATGGGAATCAATGAAAGAAAGAAAATGTTCATTCTTATAATCCTTGGTATTGTATACACGAACTTCTACGTTACCAAAGTATACAGAGTCGTCAGCAAGTTTCCAGATTTTTTCACTCTTTTGTTGGTTTGCGTGATAGGTCGCTTCTTTTAGGGTGTTAAAGAAGCCACGATCGAGTATAAGGTTACAGAGAATGACGTTAGTGATAAACATGTTAAGATGGTTTATAACAAAAATGATAACTACTTAGGTTCTTATTCTCCATCTGATAAGAAATCTTCTTCGACGACTTCATCATCGTCAGCGTCGGGTTCAACATCCATCTCTCCATCTACAATTTCTTCATCCTCTTCATCCTCTTCAGGTTCATGTAATTCAATATTGACTTCATCTTCTTGTTCCTTTTCTTTTTCCTTTTCCTTTTCCTTTTCCTTTTCTTCCTTCTTCTTTTCTTTCTCTTGTTCTTTCTTCTTTTCCTTTTTCAATCTCTTAACATGATCTTTATCAAAAATATTAATAAATACTTTTTCTATACGTAGTGCCAAACGTTTTTGTTTTTCATTATTTTTTTTCATATTTTCGATAAAGTTTAGACTAAAGCCATGAGTTTTATAAGCCTGTAGTACTGCCTTGAATGGTGGTTTAATCGCTCGTCGATAATATGCATTATGTAAATCCCATATACTTGCATTGAGTTTTACACGTACGAGACCATTCTTTAGGAATTTCAGTCTCATATATACTCGATCGGGTACATCTAATTCTACTTCGGGTATTTTTTCAGGTTTCGGTGTATATGTGTATATAGGTAAATTTGGATCGACATGTGGTATACCCAAATTTTTATTATTTGTTTCCAGAAGTTTTAGATAATCACCATATTTATACACAGGTCTCCTCGGATAAGTGACATTATCAGCATATTTAGATCTACATATACTATGTAGGAAACTTCCTTCTGTAGGCTCACCCGCCTTTTGAAGTGGTGGGCATTTAAGAGACCTCGAGGGGGGTTTCTGCTCCATTATGGATTTTTGTGACATCGTCTCCTAACTTAGGTTTCATAAAATATTCGAGTTCACAACGAATCACACGTTCTGCCTGATGATTGACATGTATGTGATACGGTCCCCATAACTCTATAACTTTACGTTTCTTATCATACCACATATAATCAAGTTCTAAGCGATGTGTTAACCAGTAGAATTTTTTACCTGTCTTACCAATAAACGAAAATAGGCGATCTTCGTCATACTCGGATACGTCCATTTGTGAGTAGTGAGAGTTTGGGGGTTTGTATGGTGCCATCGTTTTTCTTAGCTAATGAATGCTCCTTTTGTTTAAGCATATTTCTTACGTGTTTTTGTGAATATGTTTGTCGCTGACTTTTCTTATCATTTTTAGTCACGCGTTTATTTGGTTCTTTATACTCCATAATTATATATAATATAGAAGAATTTATTATACTTAGGTTTCATCTTCGTCTTCGCAATCATTTTCGTCAATGAGACTCACATCACTTTCACTTTCTTCGGTTTCATTTTCAGACACTGTATAATCTAAATCTTCACTATCATCTACGAGTTCATAACCATTCATAACTTTTGTATATAAAAGTGTACTTTCTAGATCATCCGTATCATAAAACCCAGAAATAGATTCTTTGGAAATTACTTCAACTGTATTCGCAAAATCATACATATGATATTTGTTCTTTTCTAAAAACTGTACGGAGTATGTAATAGCACAATTATGAACTATTCGTGCTAATTGAGTTGTTCCATCATCACAATGAACATCTACGATCATATCTAGGTTAGATGAAATTTAAATCTTTAATAATATTAATGGATACTCTTAAAGAACGGGGTATACAGTATATATCGGGTCGTGTAATTAAAAACAATGATGCTGTAATGTTCGACATAGATGACACATTGATATATACAGATGGTACCCCAATCAAACCTATGATTGAACTCCTATATATAGCTAGACATTTGGGGTATAAAATTGTAGTTATTACAGCGAGACCTGGATTGAAGTCAGTGATCGATTGGACTATAAATCAACTTGGTAAATTTGATATTCCCAGTGACTACCTAGGATTTACTAGTGCGAGTACCAAAACACTTATGAAGAAGCGATTACCATATAACTTTGTATTATCAGTAGGTGACCTAGAAACAGACCTAACAGATTCTGAACACAGTCTTAACACTTCCAATTTTTTCCACAGTTGAGACAGCTGACAAACACTGTCATAGGTTCATCAGCTGATCGTGTTTGCATTTGATAATAGGATGTCTTCATAGATCTACATTTCCCACATTTAAACAATCCATCTTGATTTTGTATCTCCTTAATGATGGCTTGTTTTCTTAAATCTATGTGAATCCTCTTTTCAACCTGTTTTGCACATGGACCATCGAACCATAATTGTTCTGGTCTCATCCCAATAACATCTACCGTTTTAATTTTTTTATCTAGTATATTATTTTTTAATTCTGGGGAATTACGAATATTATACTGAATCTGTAAGAATTTATGTTTGTAAATATTTACAAATTTGTAATTCTCCCATGCGGCATCATTACAACGACTAATTGAATGATTCAATATATTTTTTTCCATATTTATACATATAACATCATCTTTCGGTAGTTCCAATAGACTTGAGAGACGAGTAATGACAAAATCACGGGTAGTATTTTCCATTTTCTTGTATAACACACCAGTCACTCTTTTAATACAATTTTAGTGAGAAATGTTGATTTCTCAATGAAAATGCGTTTACTTAGGGTTTGGGAAGGCCTTTATAAGGATCATTACGCTTACAATCCCCCATATTTTCAGGGGAGCAGGTATCGAAAAAAGCTCCCACGCGGCGAGCAGGGTTAGTGTCTACTAATCCATATTTATAATCAGATTGTTGCACTCGGTACTTCTCACTAAACACAAAGCGGGGGTCGTTCCCTGGTATAGAACTCTGACAACTCACGAAATATACGATCAAAAGTACGGCGATTGCGAGAAGAAACATTGTTCTACGCTCCATTATTAATATATCTTTTATCAATATTATTTTATATAATGAGAGTAAGATGACTAAAGCAGTTCTTATACATGAAACACTAAATCATATAGAAGAAATCGATGTTGATATTGAACCATCGAAAAATGAAATTTTTAAAATACTTTTGGGGAGAGCTACATTTATTGGTCAATGGCCTGAAATAGATGTTGTCATCATGAAACCTGAACATGGTCTCATAGAAAATGAGAATGTATTACCATACCCATTTAATGGAGAAGATGTGAAAGGTAAAGTCTTACTCATGCGCATGGATGAAAATTCGGAACCACAAGATTTCACATTACATGAATATACATTACTTCACCCCCGGGACGAAGGCATCCTCATTTAGGACAGCATTCGCATACTTCATACATAATTGGAAATGTATATACGCCCAATCTGTAGGGAGCTCAACTGTAGGTCTTCCTGGTAAAGGGTTGTCATGAACGTAAGACATAAGATCAATCTTAGCACCATTCATTGACTGACCAGTTTTATTACCAACCACCTTGAGCCATATCACATGTTCCTCATTTTTACAATCGAATCGGGTGACAAAATGTGCCATATATATTATATAGGTTTCTTTTCTATAAGTAGACGCGCACTTGGATCAGTTACTGTAGTCCATTTAGGTCTCCATATTTCAGATACAAGGTGATCGTTGTGTTTTCCATATAGTTTCCAGAAGATGTTTCTGTATAGAGCTTCCTCTTTTGTGATTGGTGTATTATGACCACGCGATTTTATACGCGTTTCCTTGAATAACATATTATCAACATTATCTTCCGCGTACATTTTCACATCATCTACCCAATTCGTACCAACTGCATCACTCATTCCGTCTTTTTGTCGCCATAAGATTTCATGTGGAAGATACCCATTAAATGCTTCACGTAATATATTTTTTTCAATAACTCCAATTTTATCATTTTGATTCATAGTCATACATAAATTAATAAAATTCTTATCAAGGAATGGTACGATCAAATCGAGACCATGCGCACCCGCACATCTATCCGCACGTAACCCATCAAACTGGTGAATCAAACGAAGACGACGCATGTTTTCACACGCGAATTCATCCACGTTCGGTGCGTTCTGGAAATAGAGGTAGCCCCCCAAAATTTCGTCACTCCCTTCCCCTGAGAAGATGTACCGACAGTTTGTCTTTTGTTTGATATACTTACATAACAGCCACATGGGTGTACTCGCACGTACCGTTGTCGTGTCGTACGACTCGAGGGAATGAATCACATCAGTGAGATGTGAAATCCCTTCTTGTGGTGTAAACTTCACCTCTGTATGGTCCGTGTCAAGATACTTCGCAACTTTCCGAGCCGCTATGAGATCCGGACTTCCCTCGAGACCGATCGAAAAGGTCTTAATCTTTCCAATTTTCCGAGACGCGATGGATGCGATAAGACTACTGTCAAGACCACCAGATAGTAAGAATCCAATATCACGTTGTGTGTTATCTAATCGAAGATGTACGGCATCTTCAAACGTTTGACGAATTTCATCGACCATTCGAGTGTTCACATGTTTATTAACATTCCAGTATCCGGTGTGATAACATACAAAGTCGTTGACATATGAATCATATATATGCCCGGGTGGGAAAATGTGAATAGCTGAACCTAGTGACACAAGTGCTTTTACTTCACTCGCGAATGCGATCGATTTCTCATCATAACGGGTGTAAAACATGGGTCGTACACCGACGGGATCACGCGCTGCCATGATACGCTTACCATCTGAATATATAAACGAAAAATCACCGTTAATCATATCAACGGTCTTCAAGATACCACATGATTGAATCATATTGATGAGTACTTCACAGTCACTTGTACTCTTTTCATGTCCTAACCGAAACTTCTTATGATTATAGATCTCTCCGTTACATACGAGCATAGCCTTATTTTCAATGAATGGCTGCATACCGGCATCAGTGAGATCGTTTATGGCGAGACGGTAAAAGTCCATTCGACATTTTCCAATTTTAGACGTTCTATAATCATCTGGACCTCGGTGAGAAAGGAGATAAGAAGAAATTTCTACTTCTTCACCGAAGAGGGCAATTATACCACACATGTTATATATACAAGTTACTTTGTTTTTAAGCTAAGATCCATCCATTCACCAAAATCATCTAAACTCACTACACCATCTAATTCTTGTCCAGCTATATCGATCGTTTCAATATGATCATCAAAAAGACCATTAAATCTTACAACACAATAAAATGATACATTCGTTCTACGCGCTATTAAATTGATAGTATTCAAATCAAATGACTCAATTTCCAATGAACGTTTTATAATTTGAGGTGATCCATATGGAAAACGTACTTCCTCATTTAATTCCAATTTCCTATTTTGTTTAGACATATCCAGTGATGGCCAAATGCGATTTCTAGCTCTAAAATCTGCCGCATAGTCTATGTATTTACTTCCCACGTTTTTTTCATTAAAACATACAAATCGTGGTTTTGACGAGGAATCTACCATACTTAAATATGTACCATTATAATTTAATTTAATGAAATGGAAGTTCATATAAAGTATATAAGGAAAAAAACTTTAAATACTATATATGAACTTTCCTAAAACCGCTGGTCAATGTAAATATGTCTTAGCACTTAGGTCAAATAAATCAATTATTATAGGAACAGGACCAGCTGGTTCAGGTAAAACTATGCTTGCGTGTCAAATAGCGAATGAATATATCACAGAAAAATATGGGGTTAAAATTGTACTTACACGACCCATTATCACAGCAGATGAAGATATGGGGTATCTACCTGGTGATATGGATCAAAAAATGGAACCATGGACAAGACCAATGTTTGATATATTTGAACAATCTATGACCCGTAATCAAATGGATAGATGTATATCCATCGAACCTCTTGGATATATGCGAGGTAGAACATTTAATAACACAATCATCATAGCCGATGAAATGCAAAACTCGACCCAAAATCAAATGAAGATGTTACTCACGCGCATAGGTGAAGGTACAAAGATCATCGTCACCGGTGATTTAGAGCAGAGTGATTTAGGTAAATCAAATGGACTTGAAGATTTGGTATACAAGATGCAGTGTATAGACATGGAGTATATCAAATATATTGAAATGGGTGAAAGAGATATTGTACGACACCCAGCTGTTAACGAAGTCCTCCGAGTGTTACATGGTTAAACTTAATTTGTTTTACATCAAAGAATCATATAGATTATCATCTTCACGGATTTTAAGTTTACCATCGGTCCATCGATGATCATCTTTATCAACACTTTTTACATGTAGTATAGCCATCTGTGGATGTGGTGAAATCGATATAAATTTATCATAACCCGTTATAGATTCATGTAAACTCTTATCATATTTGATTTCTGAAGGTTTATTTTTATAAACTCGATCTATATAATCTGGCCAATTAACCCAATCAAATTCGTTTACTGTAAAGCCATGATCTTCGTACCATGTATCGGTTGCACCTAAACATATGTTTATTCTAGGAACCTTTATTAAATCTACATTTGTTTCATCTATAACACCCTTGATACCTTTGATCAATTTTTCCTTTGGCATTTCATCTGGATCTATTATGAATATATAATCACCGGAACATTGACTAGTATGAAAATTTCTATGTGCACTGAAATCACCATCAAAAGATCTTTCACATGTAACTATATCATTTTTGAAATTATCTAATACTCGTAAAACCTGTGGTGTCACATGTTTTGTATCTACTAGAACATTAATTTCATCCTCCTCATCTTTGACCCGTTTTAAAAAGGAAATAAGTGAATATAAATCTTTAGATTCATTGCACACCGTAATAGCGTAAGATAACTTCATTATTATTATTAAAGAATATAATACCTTTAAGTTCAATATGATACCGAAAGTAATACACAAAGTCCTCATAGTTGATGACGGAAAACTCCCAACATTACCCGATGGTATGAAAAAGGCACTAGAAACATGGTACCGTATGAATCCCGGATACAAGATCAAAATGTATTCAGGTGATGATTGTGTCGCGTATATAAAAGAACATTTTGATGAAAAGGTTCTCAAAGCGTATGAGTCACTCAAACCGTACTCTTATAAATGTGACTTAATGCGACATTTAATACTTTATAACGAAGGTGGATGGTACTCGGATATTCGACAGGTATGTATGGAATCTATTGATACTTTAGCCAATGTAGGTAAAGAATATTACACGAGTGTTGATTGTCCTCCAAATCAAATATGTATGTACACTGCATTTATAGGTTCTATCCCAAAACATACCATATCGAATAAAATGATCGACCTCATTTTATGGAACACCAAACAACGACATTATGGTGTTGATTGTTTGTATCCAACAGGTCCTGGTGCGTACATGAACGCCGCGATTGATTATGTTCGAGCATACCCGGAAAAGTGTATGATCGGACAACATAGTGCCGATGAACATATTATGTTTGCAAAACAGAGGTTCATCAAATGTAAATATAATAATGCGAGAGGTGCAGATAACACCGATATGAAAGGAACAAATGACTATGGAGATATGTGGAGAAATAATACTGTATATTTAATCTAAAACATATAAACTTCCATCTTTTGGAACGATCGTTTGTAATTGTGATTTAAATATAACGAGTAATCCTCTCCAACATTCCTCATCTTTAGTAGAGCATTTATCAAAGTGCATATGAGACAATCCATATTGCTTACACTTAATCAAAATTTGTTCCAAATTAGGAAATCTAAAAGCACCCTTTGGGCAATGACTCTCAATTGAAACGTCATGGTAAATCAATATACCACCTGGTTTTAGCATAGAACTATAGACATGCTCAAACCATTTTTGTGTGTTCCAGTGATCTGCATCCGAAAATATAAAATCGTATGCCGTCTTATTTTTCTCGAAAACAAATGAAAGTTCGTCACTTTCTACTAATTGTACTTTGTCTTGAAAATTTTTAATATGTTCAGGTTTTTCACCTTTCCAATCAACCCAATTGTCAACTAATGTGAGTTTTTTTAGATTTTCATTTTTTTCTAAGGCTCTTGATAGATAAGCGGTTGTTCTACCACTACCAACTCCTATCTCGAGTACATTTTCTGGTTTATGAGTCCGCACGAGACCGTAAACTAAGTCTAGATGACATTCGTCAATTGCTACAGCCTTAAACGGGTTGTCATCCGATAGAACATGTTCAAATGAACCGCTCATCTATTATGATATGAATACACTCCTTTAATCAATATTAAAGTTGAATAAGTTATATAAATCAATGATAACCGAACCAGATTGGAAAGGTAAAACATCTAATCCCAGTGGTCAGGTTATCATTGGTGATAATACAGAAATAAAAGAGTATGTGATCATAAATAAACCAACTGAATCATGTACACGAATAGGTAATAATTGTTACATTATGAGTCAGGTATTCATAGGACACGATTGTTCTATAGGAAATAATGTACAATTAAATCCCGGGTGTAGTATAGCTGGATTTGTAACTATAGGTGATAATACTCATATAGGTATGAATGCATCGATACATCAACATTCTAAGATAGGTCGATACTGTATGATAGGTGCGAATAGCTTTTTTAAAGGTGAATCACCGGATGGTATTGTGTGGGGTGGAGTTCCATCAATTCCTATAAAAGTCAATACAATTGGTATCGAAAGATCTTCAATGTCAGATATTAATAAAAAATTACTTATTGAAGTCTGTGAACAGTTTATTTACAGTTTCAAGAGTTCTCGCAATATCTAATGGATACCCTAACGCATTTTTAGAAAAGAATAGTTCAATATTAGATACGATAGCATCTTTCGGATTAAGTGTACCTACATTTTCGATGTAATATTGATCTTCTGAAAACCATCTATACACTTCGTTACCACAATATACACCAATATTACGTGTTTTTATAATAGAAGAATTACTAACTTCTATATTAAATGTAATACCATTTTTACTATACCCATTTATCAATACCGATGTATGATTGGCATAAGTTACATTTATCTTTTGTAAAACATCTTTCGATTTAATTAAGAATTGTGTTAAGATTGAGATGGGATGAACAGCTAAATCGGTTACTATGTTTACATCTTTAGGAATCATAGATCCATCATTCAACCATTTCATTTCAATATGTTTGATGTCAGTTAAATCCCCCATCTTTTTTATAGCCTCATGTTGAAGCCATGTAAAATCACAATACAAGAAAACATCATCTGGTTTCTTAGAAAATATATCCAATGTATCATCTAGTGTGTTACATATAGGTTTCTCAACCCATATATTTTTTACACCTTTTTCGAATAGTTCTAAAAGAATTGTATGATGTGTACTTGCGGGTGTTGTAACAAACCAATACCCATCTACATTTTTTACATCAGATACATTTTTAAATTCTGCGTCTGCATTGAATGGATCTACAGTAATAATTTCTTCGATTGGAAATGTAGTATTCAATTTATGATTAATAATTTTACCAAAGTAACCTAAACCTACTATTACACACTTCATTATTAAAGAGTATAAACAATTTATCTTTAATAATGAAAGTACCCTTCAATGATTTGAAAAGAATACATGATCCACTACGAAAAACATTTCATAAAGATCTTGATACGATTATAGATTCATCCTCATTTGTGGGTGATACGAAATTCGCTGATGAATTTAGAACGTATACTGGTTCCAAACATTGTATTACATGTAATAGTGGTACAGATGCATTATATTTGGCGATCAAGGCGCTTGAACTCAAACCCAATTCCAAAATTATAGTTCCGGCTGTATCCTATGAGGCTACTTCTATGGCAGTTAAAAACGCCGGGCATATACCATTTTTTATTGATGTACACCCAGATACTGCGTTGATAAATTCACGTGAGATATGGAAACATATAACATTGGACCCAGATATTAAATGTATAATCGTTGTACATTTGTATGGACAATATGTAGATATGGAACAATTGATGAAATTTAATTTCAATTTACCTATTATCGAAGACTGTGCACAAGCCCATGGTTTGAGGTCCAATGATAGACACGTGGGTACGATGGGGACTATTGGGTGTTTTTCATTTTATCCGGGTAAAAATCTTGGGGCTTTAGGTGATGCTGGTGCGTGTATTACTGATAACACACAACTAGCTACTAAGATGAAACAATACGCAAGTTTAGGGGCCTCCTTATATAATAGATATGAGCATAACACAGATGGTATAAATAGTCGTATGGATGGGATTCAGGGTATGTTTCTATCAGCAAAGTTGAAACAATTAAACGAATGGACGGAGGATAGAAGAGAAATCGCGCATTTGTATAAGGGAGGTATGTTGGGTCCCACAATACCATATGAAAGGTGGCGGAGAAGTAAGAAAGATGTATTCCATGTATTTTACATTCTCGTAGATAATAGAGATGATTATATTACTTTCATGAATGATAAAGGTATACAAACCGGTATCCACTACCCAATTTCATTACCGGAACTGAAATGTAACGAAAAGTATTACAGGTATTGTCCAAATGCCAAAGAATTTTGTTCGAAATGTGTAAGTTTACCAATGTTTCCGTATATGACCGAGGATGAGATAGACAGTGTGATAATCAATCACAATAGATATATTCGGTAATATAATTTCAAAAGAATAAGTATGAAACCAATCGTTGCGAATGTTTATATTCTCTTCATGTTCTTGGCCTACGTGATGCGTAGAGCAGGGACATTTTCAATGGAAGACAAGGTTAAAATGATTGAATATTTGGGTTACATGGCACTCAACCCCAATAGAGTGGTAAATCCGAGCATAGCTAATCTACCATTCTTAAGTTCAGCATATGGTGTAAAGGATCCAAGTTCCTTAATACTGAAATCCTCAGCAGTGATGACAGATGCCCAAGCCAGTGTAGTAACAACTCCCGACGCTGCGATAGCGTACACAGGATCCTCAATCTGCTGAATGATATTTTCACCTGTCATCACCCAATTGAGAGAACCCCAGAGGAAACCCTGCATAGCAGCACGACCATTGAGAACCTCCGCGAAACGGTATTCTGGGGTTACTGGTTCTTTCTCTTCGTATTCGATTATAATATTAGAAACGGGTTCATCGGATGACCGGATCTTTGTGGAATATTGTGTACGGTGCTTATTGTTCAATTTAGTTTGACGACGAATGTGACAAGTTGGCTTGAATTGGGCACAAATGGAAGTACTCATCACTGAATACAGGAAGACTGAAATCTTTAAGATGATTTTTCTTTTATCGTTATATTTCTCAATATATGTAACTGTAAAATTATACTAATTAGAGTATATATTGTAAAATGACTGAAACCATATTCATTGGTGTAGTATATGAACCATGATACGGTAATGAAGAGACCGAAAATGATAGATTTTTTTAACTTTACATCAATATCTCCAGAATTTTCATAATCTATATACATTTTCACCAGCCCCGTTGATAGAGCAGTTGTCGCAATGATATCATTGAATTTCATTTCTATACTTATAGTATATAAATATTAAAATGGACATTATACTCCAAAAATTCGCTGGTAAAATTGACGCAAAAAGTCTGATTATGGCTGTTGAGGAAATCAAGGTTGAATATCTTGATGATGGATTTACTAAAGAAGATGTCCCCCCCATTTTGGGTCGACTCATGATGGAGACAAATAAATTTAAGAAACTTCCTGGCCCCCAGAAGAAGAAACTTGTTATCGGTGTCCTGAATCACCTCATAGAACAAATCGATAAGGGTGAAGAAGATTCCGAATTTGAAATAATTCTTAAATCTCTTATCCCACCTATGGTTGATTCTTTCGCGGTAATGCTTAAGGCTCAAAAGGGTCTTAAAAAATGTTTACCATGTCTTTACTAATTAAACTTATATAAGGGTTATGTCCCAGTATGAAATAGGATGAGATTTCCATCATTGGAAACAATTGTAACATATGGGATATATACAGTGAAAGAACTTGAGCGTTTTGCCAAAGGTCTCGTTCCAAAAAAGAATATCGTGAGCCTAAGTGAATGTAGACATTGTGATTTCGTATACTCTGGTCGAATTTGTATGAATTGTCAATAATGAAATATTGTACAGTGACAAGTTCCATGTCAAGAGGTCCGGAAGTTACTAGCAATAATCATATGTGTGCCGAGAGACAACTCATTCGTAGACTTTACAGGGAGTGTATAAAAAAAGGATATAAATCACATCAATTTAGTGACTGGTTACATAGAAAATATGGTCACTTAATTGTTTTTAGACAAACTATACATGGAGACGCCATATCATTACCATGTGTTTTATGCAGGAAAATGATAGAGCGGTATGATATATGTTGGGTTGCACACGATGGGGATCAATGGATTCATAGTAAAAAAACTACTCATTTACCACCTTCTATACCGACTGCTAAACAAAAACGTATGCTAGGGTTTGGTAGTTATAATGAGTCCAAGCGCTGACTCCAAATTGTTATAGTCTCGCTTTAGTGGTTTATTCCGTTTGAGTTTTAACGCACTATTATTAGAAGAAGCATTCTTTATTTCATCCATCTTTTTGGTGTTTGACACAAAGGGTATAACGTTATTCACAACCGGTTTTGTATCAATATCATTGGGTTTCGTGTCATCAATTGTTTGATTCTTTCTGAATTGTTCTATAGTCATGTCACCCCCAAACTCTTCTAACATAAAACGATTTGGAGCCTGTTTAATACTTCCAATCTGTTTATACATTTTTTTACGCATCATGATGATATTTCCACATATAATACCACCACGACTTATACCATATTTATCTATAGCATATGATTTCATACAACTCCATGAACAGAAGTTTCCAGATACAGAAAATTTATTTCGCCTGTCATCGTATTTATGTGGCATACTTAAAGCTGCACCTGTGAAAGAATGGCAACACCACCAACACCACATACCAATAAAAAAATTTACTTCTTTAAGTTATTCGAATCATTAACTTAAAGAGAAATCAATCCTTTATATCAATGATACTGAGTATCGATGTTGGTATAAGGAATTTAGCTCTATGCCTCCTCGATGAAGACCATAAGAACCTCGTAAAGGAATGGGATGTAGATGGGATTCCACCTCAACACGCAGACGGTGTATATAAGTCTATGAGGGATCATTTAGATGCTCGACCTTGGGTACTCACAGCTAAAATTATCCTCATTGAAGAGCAACCCTCCTTCAATAAAAAAATGGTTTCTGTTATGCACTTTCTTCATGCCTATTTTATCATCAAGTGCCCAGAGGCTGAGACTATCATTTACCACGCTTCCAATAAAATTCCAGATATATCCGGCCCTGGCAAAGCACAATATAACAAGAGAAAGAAGGCGTCTATAGAGAGATGTGAAGCCTTTATCCGTAGCAATGATGTGAATACACACTGGGTAGATACATTTGTCAAGTCTAAAAAGAAGGATGACTTGGCGGATACAGTGATGCAGGCACTTTCATTCGTGAATAGAAAGGAAGTAACCCCAGCTTCTAAGAAGAAGAAAAAGACAAAGTTAGTTGCTCGTCGTCCAAATGAAAATCAAAAAATGACAAAATATTCTAAATGTAATTTAGCATGGATTTATTTAAATAAAGTTGAATGTGAAGTTCTTGAAAATAATAAAAGATTTATGAAAGATTTAAAAAGATATTACAAAGACATTAATGAAATGATTAAAGATTTGAAGTGATAGATATACAAATGAGTCTCACCATTAGAATGTGCGCTGTCAACAAACCCAATCTGGATAGGATCATCAAGAGTAACAAGCGTCTCAAAACCGCCTTTCATTCCCAGAAGTATAAAAGAATGAACCATCGTATAGCCCTTGATGAACTCGATACATTTATAGAACTTGTTGACAATGCCATGGATGCTATGAACGATGTTGAAATTGTTAGTAAAGACGCACAAGACCAGTTATATAAGTTATACGATTTTTGTGGAGAGGTTCCAATTGATGATAGTTGTGATTATTAAAGATTTGAATAGATAATTATCCATAATGAAGAAAGTATTAGATCATGGATTTGTAGAACTCGTCGACCATATGCCCCAACAAAACCTAGATAAGGCTATTGTTGATGGTGCTCGGGTAAGTTATCAAACAGGTACTAAAACGACACGTGGAGACAGAGGTCTTATCCGATACCTTGTTCGGAACTGGCATACTTCACCACTCGAACTCGTGGTATTCAAATTTCGTATAAAAGCACCCCTGTATATCGCTCGTCAATGGTTGAGACATAGAACCGCATCCGTGAATGAAATGTCTGCCAGGTATTCCATTGTTGATGAAGAGTATTATGAACCAGAAGTATTGCGTAAGCAATCTGAAATCAATCACCAAGGATCGGAAGGTGTAGTGGAAGTTGACGACCAACTCTCAAAAGTCATATCCACACAATATAAGAATGCCTTCAAATTGTATCAACATCTTTTAGATACAGGTGTATGTAGGGAACAGGCTCGTGGTGTACTACCTCAATCTACTTATACCTCATTTGTGTGGAAGATGGATCTTCACAATCTCATGCATTTCTTACAGTTGAGAATGGATCATCATGCTCAAAAAGAAATTCGAGACTATGCCACTGCTATATATGAACTCATCCAACCCTTAGTACCACACTCTATGGAGGCATTCATGGATTTCCGTGTAAACGCCATACAACTGACAGGACCCGAAATTGAAGCTATAAATACTGGTAAGGAAATTGAATCACCTGGTGAGCGGAGAGAGTTTGAAGAAAAATTAAAACGACTAAAAATTAAATGTTAATATATTTACAATACATACCTATATATAATACTCTGTAAAAAAAAGTATTATATACAAGTAGAATGAAGGTTCATATCGTAGGAGCTGGACCAACGGGTCTATCACTTGCGTGGGAACTTTTACGCACAGGTGATCATGAAGTTACTATTTATGACAAAAAAATATCAGCCGGTGGATCTTGGTGGGAACCTGAGATAGGGACTCGGGATCTCCACGCACATCGAATTTTATTTGATAATGCATTTGTTAATTTTCAATCACTCCTCGGTGAAATGGGTATAGAGTGGCATGATATGTTCACACAAGTTAACAAAATGGATTACATGAAGTTTATGTTTGAGAAATTGAGTCCAGTTGATTACATGACATTCGTATTCTTAGCCACGAAAGTGTATACAGAACCTGAAACATATAAACGTGTTTCATTAAAAGATGCTATCGGTGTATTAAGTAAAAATGGTCAGAAATATGTAGAACATCTCCCACTTGTCATGGATGGTGTCACATGGGATGTGATGTCAGCTTATGAATTTGTAAAAAGTTTTGATCATATAGGATTATCTAGAATTTATACACAGAAAGTTTCCGGAAAGGTTATGAGTGATGCGATGGAAAAAGCAGTTATGGATGCTGGAGCAAATTTTATTTTCGGTGTAGAATTATTGGATGTCAAATATGGTAAGAATGATTTCATGGCTACACTTTCAAATGAACTTGTGATAAAAGATGGATTACTTGTATTATGTGTTGACAATAGTCCAGCTCTGAAATTAATTGGAGATAATTGGGGACCAGATGCAGATAAAAAACTTCGCGCGAGTACGTATGGTGCCATTAACGTTATACTCGATTACGATACACCAATCACTATCAAAACAGACCTTGAAATATCAATGACTACTAAATGGAATTTACAACCTAAAGTCCTTTCCGATAACAAAACACTTTCATGTGTGATATGTGACCTTAGTGAAGAAGTTTTGGCATCCGATCCAGAAACACTCAAACGTGAAGTCATTAAACAATTAAAAGTTCCCGAACCAGTAAAGGCACGAATAGGTTGGGGGTCTGAATGGAAAGATAATAAATGGGAATTTTCACAATCTTCAGGTGTTTTGAGTCTTCATGGACAACTCCCATTTTTTGGGAAGTGTACAAAGGTTGCGATGTGTGGTATGATGTCCCCAAGAAACACACCCTATTCAAGTATAGAATCGGCAACCGAAGTTTCTAGATCTCTGAGTAATATATGTTTTGGGACAAGGAAACCTATGAAACCTGTAATGGTGTCACAAGTTTTGATATTTTTATTAGTAATACTTATAGTTTTAACATTAGTTTACCATATATGAAACTAACTGCCAAAGTACATGAACCATTTTATGAACATAATTCTAAAAAATATATACGAATCGTTATACCCGAGAAAGTTTCAAGTATTATTGAACGTATGCACGCACAAAGACTACACCTTCTCATACATAACAACATAGACGACCCACTTGATGGTCACGTTCTAACAGTTAAAGTTCCATTCAGATATAGGAGAGTTATGTGTAACGTCAAGGGGCGTCCAGTTCAGTCTCTTATAAAGGGGGATGAAATTGAAGTCATTATAGATTTCAAAGGTATTTGGAATGTTGGTAATTATTCAGGCTTCTCTTGGACACTCTCAAGCTCCTCGGTAGGTTCGGATGAAGACTGATCTGCTTCGGCATTAGGGTCATTTGGGAGATCAATGGTTGTAAGACCACCTTTCTTAAACCCCTGAAAGGTACTGAGTATACCTTGAAGTCTAAATACTTCTTGGGTCATTTGTTCAATGTTACTCTGGATCTTCTTAATATTTTCCTCAATATCGACGATAGGCATATTATACTCATTTAAAGTTATTCCCCTTTAAATAAGTAATTAATGACAACACTTACCCGAACTGGATACCTTGTCCATGCGGGTCCAATTCAAGAAATTAAAAAAGAACTTACGGTAAGACCTGTTGTCAATGGGGACTATGGGTTTCCTCCACCGCCTTTCAAAGTATTTCGACCAACTAAAAATGGAGTCTGTGTCCCCAGATTCTACGGAACTTCTAAACTTGGGGAACCGAAAGAGGATAAACGTCCGGAACCCGTCCGAATTAAAACCAAATTCGCAGGACAACTCAGAGACGCTACTCATCAAAATGAAGCATTATCAGCCGCAATTAAAGCGGGACACGGCGTCCTGTCTCTACCATGTGGCTATGGCAAGACAACGGTATCCTTGGCCATAGCATGTAAATTGGGGTACAGGACAATGATCGTCGTTCATAAACAGTTTTTAGCGGATCAATGGCGGGAGCGTATTCAACAATTCTGTCCGGGTGCTACAATTGGTGTAGTACAACAGGATAAAAAAGAAGTCGATTGCGACTTTGTTATTGCAATGCTCCAATCTTTATCACTCAAAGAATACTCTTTTACAGATTTCGAAAGTATTGGAACTTTGATTGTTGATGAAGCCCATCATATTTGTGCTAAAGTATTCAGTCAGAGTCTGTTCAAATTATGCCCTAAACATATTTACGGGTTGTCGGCAACACCCGAGAGGAAAGATGGACTCACTAAAGTACTTCATTGGTTCATGGGCCCCACATTCTTCGCAGTTGAAAGGAAAAATCAGGAACAGGTTGAAGTGTTTCCGATTGTTTTTGATTCCCCAAATTATAAGAATCCACCACCGTCTATGAGGAATGGAAAGATATCGATGCCTAATATGATCACAGAACTTGTTGAGGATCGTCAAAGAAATAGAATGTTAGTAGAGTTGGTGAAAAAAGCATCTGCGGGTACTAGACAACTTTTAGTTCTCAGTGATCGAAGACAACACTGTGAGTTTCTTCATCAATGCTTTCCTAAAACATCAGGACTATACATGGGTGGTATGAAAGAGGCAGCACTTCAAGAATCATCAAAGAAGAAGATCATATTTGCGACATTCAGTCAAGCCCATGAGGGTCTAGACATTCCCACTCTCGATACAGTTATTTTGGCGAGTCCTAAATCAGATATTACCCAAAGTATTGGGCGTATCATGAGAGAAACGAGTGGAAAAAAGAACAACCCACATATATACGATATACATGATCCATGGTCTATTTTCACAGCAATGTATTACAAAAGATCTAAAATCTATAAACATGGTGGTTTCAATATTCGTGGTAAAACGTTGGAAGATAAACCAGACTTCCCTCAGGGAAAGTGTTTGTTTTTATAATCTACACATCTATTAAATGTCTGGTGCATTAATACAACTTATTTCTAAAGGTGTACAAGATTCATATATAATAAGTGAGGAAGGACATTCATTTTTTCGTACTAAATTTACCCGTCATACAAATTTTTCACAGGTACCTAAATTTATAAAATCAATGAATGAGAATGATGTATCTGTAACCATACCAGTTTTCGGGGATGTTATCAATGCAATTTGGTTTCAGGGTTCTGATAAACTGATGAATATGTTTTATAAATCTACAATTGATTTATATATTGGAGGTCAAAAAATTGATTCTCAGCATTTTGATTACTATGCTGATATATGGCCAAACTATCTACCTGACACATATAGTAAATCTCGGGAATTGAATAATAAAACAACTTCCGTAAATCCTGGATTTTTACCACTTCATTTCTTTTTATGTGATCACAAGGCATTCTTACCTCTCGTGGCGCTTCAGAACCATGAAGTCCAAATCAAAATTAATTTGGATACCAATAGTTACAATGTACTATCAGATGACGAAAAAAAATATGAAGTGTATGGAAATTACATTTTTCTCGATAAAGATGAACGAGAAGCTATTGTGAAACGTTCAATTGATTTTGTAATCACACAAGTTCAGCGCATGGAACATCCACTCGATACCAATGAAGGATATAACACTCTCGATATAAGTCAGTTTAACCATCCTGTAAAATCACTATTCTTTGGATTTGAATCAACCACCAATGATTATATTAACGACTTTTTCACATTCGGAGGGGTTGACCTTTACATAAATGGTACACATCTATTCGAAAATATGAAACCCGTTTATTTTCATACTATTCAAAATTACTACAAGTCTGACTATGGTATATCGGATTATGATGTTAACAGAAATATGTTATTCTACACTAGATACTATGCATACCATTTCTGTCTGAATGCGTCACAATACAGTCCATCGGGGTCATGTAACTTCAGTCGTATAGATAATGCGAAGATTACGATTCGTGGTGCGAATGTTGCACCATCAAGAAAAGGTGACCCCTTATATGTATATGCAGTCAATTACAATGTGTTACGTATAAAAGATGGATTGGGTGGCATTCTTTTTGGTAATTAAATTTAATACGAGGGAAGACCTCGATATAGATTCAACATTTACGCCCTGATGGCGTCGGAAGCTGCTAACGCAATAACTCCGACAATAAAAGCTATCACGATGTAATTTAATTCACTTTCTTCTGTACCCTCCGGTGAAATGACAACCTTCTGAGTATCAATGGGTTCTGGACTTTTCTTCGGAGGGTCCAATTCCTCCAAAGGATAGTATGCTATCATTTATATATGTTTAGAGATTAATTTCCTTTTTAGTTTTCTTTTGCCTGGTACGTTTGGGTTTAGATGAGGCAACATTTACTTCCTTGACTTCACCACCAGTTGAATCACCTGAGATCGATATGATATCGGAAATATCATCATCCATGTCGACCAGTTGCTCAGTACTTTGTGAGATAGCTGATGTATTCATTGGTGGTGTTGGGGGCATCATAATACCCCCCATCAGACTCGAGATGTCAATACCAGGTCCCTGCATTTCATATTCCCCTGAACCACCGACAGGGGCGTCAGTCGCTGGACCACCTGTTTTACGAGTCGTGTTCTGAACAGCTGACATCATATTCTTTACGAGATCAGGGTTTTGTTTAATCACATCGTTCATATTTGGCATTATCGATTTGAACATACTATTGGTCAAATGGAACATCATCGCCGAACCACCTAACATCATTATCAACTTGACTTCTGGAGCGACGTTAATCTTTGATCGGTATTTCACATACAATTCTTCGAAGACGCCGTCATAATCATCTACATTCTCCATCACAGACTCAGACCACCCCTCAAGTTGAATCTCAAAGGGGTTGTACCGCTTATTGAGAAATTCCAGACCAGTCACACATGCTACAAGCATTCTCCTCGAAAACCGAACTGATTGTTCAACATCGATACTGTAAGTGATACGCTTTACTTCAGTACGTAGTTCGTCAACATTCGAATAAGCATTCAATCGTTTGTTTACAGCAAAACCCTTCTTCTCCAGGCGTCCCAATTTATTGATTAGATCCGCCTTTTCTTCGTCAATAGAAGAATACCCTTTTGAAGGTTTTTCCTCTTCTTCTTGACCTGGTCCAGATCCTGGATCATAGTCCTCGCCGTCATCAAAGAAATTACCATCTTCTTCACCATAATCAATTTCTTCGTCTGGGGCCGTAGCGTTTTGACTCGTCTGTTTATTAGGATTTACGAAAGCATCCATACTCTCTTGTCGTTCTGATGTTTGTGGTGGTGGGTTAAAAACATTTCGACTTGGTCGAGGAACACGCTGGGCTCTGGGAGCAGAAATTTGAATTTCATCCATGATGGCCTGTTCATCTTCATCCAATTTCATAACATTGGTATGTCCTCGATCGAGTACAATCTCTTCGTCCATCTACTCTTTATACAGAAACTAAAAAAATAATCTTTAACGCGGTTTAAAAAAATATTGGTTCATTATAAATGTTTACTCTGAACCGTGTCAACCGTAATGCTCTTATGATGATAGTTGGTCTTCTTCTATTTATTTCAGCACTCGGTGCTTTCAGGACAAGTACCTATCAATCTACGCCAATCACAACCAAAACCGTGAGTGAGCAATCCATTTTCGACTTACCAGTCGATTTGAAATGTACAGCTGGTTCCGGTAAGAATGGTAGCCCATACTCGAAGGGTTTAACTCCAGGAGGAGTGTGTGATGCACAAAAACTTGTCTCTGAGCAGGCTGGGTATGAGATCACAGATGGGATTGGTGGATCTTTAATCTAAGTTAATACTATATGGCATTAATTACATCCCCTACTCAATTGATTCCTGATCTTCAACATGAATATCACACTGTAACTATTGATACGATCGGACAAACAGCCTCAAATACGTTCACGTGTCATCTTCAAAATCCACTAAAAAATGTTGTTCAGGCTAAACTATTGGCTGCTAACATTAATACGACAGTTGCTACGAAACACTGTTACGTTTCCATAGAGGAACTTGATAGTATTTTCACAGAACGTGCTTCCAATGAACCAAATGGTCAAGCCGCTGTGAGTATCGTTCGTAATTCATTTGCGAGTATCCTAGGTGACGGTACAGCATCGTTCAATTTTAAAGATAATTATCCCCTCGTGACACAATATGTCAATCCGATTCGTAGCATTGATCGTTTCACTGTAAATATTAGAAACCAAAATGGTGTACCTATTACACCATCTAGTCCCGCGAAAAATAATTTTTTAGTTATTCGATTCGTGTGTAGAAAACCCAATTTGTAATTTTCTCTCGTTAAAGTAGTATACCATGTCTGCTGGTGTTGTTCAATTGATTGCCATCGGTGCTCAGGATGAATATATTGTGGGTAACCCCGAAATATCTTTCTTTAGTTCAACCTTCAAAAGACATGCTAATTTTTCACAGTCCATCGAAAAACAAACCATCCATGGAACGGTGAAAAACAATTCAATGTCCAGTGTTCAATTCGAACGATCTGGCGATCTTTTAGGGTATGTTTATTTCACATTAGACGATACCACCCAAGCCCTCGATATTCAAAGGTGGGACACCATTATCGATAAAGTAGAACTCTACATAGGTGGTTCTCTCGTAGACAGTCAAGATGCCATCTTCACGGAAAAGATTGCTATCGATACATTCGCACAAAATGTATCAAAAAGTGCGAATGGTACACATCCAGGTGTCAGCTCTCGCTCTTATTTTTATCCTCTTCGTTTCTTCTTCTGTGAAGGACCTCAATGTGCTTTACCTCTTGTTGCCTTAAACTATCATAATATCGAACTCAGGATTCACTGGGCTACGGCGGCATCTAATTATAATGTGGAATGCTTCGCAAATTATTATTACCTTGATAACGAAGAGCGTGGGAACGTTGCTTCCCGAAAACATGATCTTCTCATTACACAAGTTCAAAAAAATATCGCCTCAAGATCCCGAATTCAAGATCTCACGTTTAATCATCCCGTGAAGTATCTCGCATCTTCAGATACGACGACAAATGGAGCACTCACTTCTCCCCAAAATAGGGTTAAATTGAACATTAATGGTCTCGATGTCGGTAATTACCGATGGGGGAAACCACATTATATCGATGTCACGAATTATTACCATACCAATTTTGTCACTTCACCTGATTTCTTCTTGTACTGTTTCTGTCTATCCACGAGCTCTCTTCAACCAACTGGTACGCTGAATTTCAGTCGTCTCACATCGGTAAAGATAATGAGTGAGGATATGCTCATCAACGACCCCATATACGCGGTTAACTATAACATATTACGTATCGAGAATGGTATGGCAGGCCTCCTCTATGCTAATTAAAATACCATTCTATATTAAATGGTCAAGAACTTGCCAACGGTGGAGAGATCCACTATAATTAGATTTGGTAAACACTGTACCGAAAACCAGGCGGATAATTCGATTGTGTTCAATGCCAGTGATGAACCAATTGTAACAGACTTTCCCAATTCTGTGTATATGACACCATTGCGTACTCGCCAGGATCTAACTGATCGAAGCATCACCATTCTCGCATATAATCAAGTTACGAAAGAGGTGATGGATTCAACTGCCGTCGCTGAGGATATTCTCAATTTTTCACTCGATGCCGCCGTGCAGAATGGTAATGTAACTACGAGAACTGTATCATTCAATGACAATGTAACATCTTTCACAACATTATCTAATGCTGGTGTATCGAATGGTGCGCCTATACACACCTTAGATGTAGGTTCCAAGTTTTATGTAGATGATGTGGGTTCAAATGTTCTCACCGTTTTGGGAAATACATATTTACAAAATAATCTCATCGTCAATGGAAAAATGGATGTAAGGGGAACACTTACAACAATTGATTCCGTGAACACGACAATCAAAGATGCCATCATAGAGATTGGGAAGGGAAGTAGCTCAATCGATGACATGGGTCTGATAATGGATCGATCTGGTACAAGTGTCGTGATAGGATACCAAGAAAATGTTGACGAATTCATCATCGCATACACGGATAGTAGTGCGACAAGTTCTATAATTGTACCTTCTTCAGAACTCATAGATGCTCGTGTTCACGGTCGTCTACATACGAACTCAAATTTATCTGTAAATACAGACACTTTACATGTCGATGCCACGACAGATCGTGTAGGTATTAACACGTTGACCCCATCAACAGACTTTCATGTTGAAGGTGAAACATACGTATCTGGAAATGTGACTATTCAAACAGATCTGAACGTTACCGGCAACGCCTATGTGTCGTCAAATGCTGTGGTAACTGGGAATGTGGATGTACAAACCGATTTGAATGTCATTGGAAATGGTTATATGCACACAGATCTAACCGTCACTGGAAATGCGTATATGTCCTCAAATATAGTGGTCACCGGGAATACCGATGTTCAAACAGATTTGAATGTCATTGGAATTGGTTATATGCATACAGATCTAATCGTCACTGGGAATGCGTATATGTCGTCAAATGTAGTGGTTACTGGGAATGCTGATGTTCAAACGGATCTAAACGTTACTGGTAACGCATATGTATCGTCAAACGCTGTGGTAACTGGAAATGTGGATGTACAAACCGATTTGAATGTCCTTGGAAATGGTTATATGCATACAGACCTAACCGTCACCGGGAGTGCGTATATGTCCTCAGATATTGTGGTCACTGAGAATGCGTATATGTACTCAGATCTTGTGGTCACCGGGAATGCGTATATCACATCAAATACGGTGGTAACTGGACCAGTCAGTGGGACAACTGGAAATGTTGATGTTCATTCGCATCTGAACGTCACAGGGAACGCCTATGTGTCTTCAAATATTATCGTAGATGGAGGACTCATCACGAATCGTAGTGGTCTCACGAGGAAAACCTACGGCTATTCAGGTGGAGTTGGGGTGGTCACAGCTTCAACAACACCAGAGATCAATGTAGTATTTAATTCACAACTCTTTTCAGCTAAAATCATTGCTCACCTTGTCGAACCAACAAGTAATATAAGCGTCCTCAATCTCGATGTCACGGGTGGAACTGGTCGAAACATCGGGAAGGGGTTTCTGAGTATCGTGGGGGACCAGAATTCCAAACATTGGGACTCTGTAATCACCACAACGGATACGACAGTTACATTAAAACCTTCAACAGGTCTTTTGAGTGACGGAACATATGGTATATCTGTGGAATATACTTCACCCTTAGGAACGGGGGGTGTTACAAGTATCGATAAAGATAATGTAAATCAGATAACGTTTAGTTACTAATTTTATTTTATACACTTCCTATAAGGTAACATGTCCTCTAAGAATTTTTTTGGATTGACAGGAGATGTTACTATTGATGGGGGGATTTTGAATATTGGAAACGCACAACTCTATGCAAATACCGAAACGAGTAATGTGGGTATAGGTACCACGAACCCCGGATTTCCACTCGATGTACATGGTGATGCGAATGTTGCATCCTTATACGCTAAATATATATACGGTGATGCCGGTGGTTTATCAAATATTGTCAGTAGTCAATGGGTGGGGACATACGACGCAAACGGCGACCCCATAGGTCCTATTACTTTCGCGAGATCTGTGGGTATCGCGAACACAACACCAATCACGAAAACTTTACAGGTTGGTTCTAACTTGTATGTGGAAGATAGTGGATCTAATGTACTCCATGTAACGGGTAATGTATACGCATCGCGATTAATTGGAGATAAGGGTTTACTCACCTCTATCAGTGTTTCTAACACAAACCCCACTGGAGAGTTCCAGTTGGGAGTGGGATCTAACCTTCTCGTAAACGTCTACAGCTCTAACGTATTGACCGTAGATGGGAATGTTTTCGCACAGAAAATGACACTCGGGACAGTCACGGTCACACCAGCATATGCGTTGAGTCATGTGACCGCACAGGGAAATATAAGTGCGTCAACACTCTTACTCACGAATGCAACGACAGCGATCAATGCGACCGCAAACATTATTGTCGGTGGGAATGTAATAGCGGGTTCGGTCGTCACGGATCAACTCACGTTCGAGTCGAACGCGTTTGTGGATGGTATCAGGGTTGCTGACATCGCCTCGAACTTGGTGACATACAATGGTGTGACCGGAGAACTACTTGATTCGGGGGGTCTCATCTCAAACCAATTAGCGGTCGTTTCCGTACAACCCCCTGGTGTCCTCTCTGGTGCTGCCACAATCATCACTGGTCATGGGGAGTACAAAGTGAGCGCATCGAATGTCGCGAGTGATTCAGCATCATGGAATACATTCGATGGTGATGCTGGTGTCTCATGGGAAACACCCCCTTCGTATATCGGTGTGTCAAATACATATATCACGGCGGGAACGACCCAACTCTCTGGTACGACGGTACTCGGGGAATGGCTCGCGATTGAATTACCGTATAGTGCGAAGCTTCGCCATATGAAGTTGACCCCAAAGTCGACGACATCGTATCCCGGTACGGCGAAACTATACGCGACTAATGATTCTGTGACATGGACGGAGTTGAAGAACTGGGTGGATATTGTTCCCACAGATACGACACCTCAAACTGTGGTGGTAGACGCGACAACGGCGTATACGAAGTATGGTATCGTAACCACGAAAGTTTCAGGTGATTCTTCGAATGTTGCACTCGCGGAGTGGCAACTCTACACGGAATCTTTTACGGTCAATGGGGGGAGGGTGCAAATGCCACGTGTAGAAATGACCAATGCGGTTATTTCGGGTAATCTACTCGTGAATGGTTCGATAACAACAGTGGTTACGGAAAATTTAAGTATTAAGGATCCACTCTTTGAGCTTGGTAAAGATAATGTGGCCGGAATACCCACAGATCTGGGTATAATTATGACACGACCCGCGGGGAGTAGTAACGTCGCCATCGTGTTTGATGAATCGGCATCCAGTCTAAACATTGGGTATACATTGGGGAACGCCTCTCAATCGGAGATTTCGATGGAATCTGGTACTCCCTTACACTTGAGCGTCACTGGAAACGTATCAGTATCTTCGAATCTGGAAGTGGGTACGGCCAACCTATTTGTAGATACTGTCAACTCGAAGGTAAGTGTGGGGACGAACATGGAAGTAGGGGCGAACCTGGAAGTAGGGACGGCCAATCTATTTGTGGATACTGTCAACTCGAAGGTAGGTGTAGGGACGAACACACCAAGTGCGTCACTCCATGTCGTCGGGAACGTTTACACTTCTACAGATTTAACCGTTACCGGGAGTGCACAATTAGAGGGGGGTATAGCACTTGGTAGTCATATTATCCCCACAACTAACGCAGCCTTCGATATCGGGTCAGCCGATTATAAAATACGTGACATATTTGTTGACAATAATTCTATGTGGATTGGTGACGCAGCGAAGATTGCATTTAGTGGTGGGAAGATGAAATTTAAACGGCGTAAATTGAATAAAACCCCTAAATTTGTAAAAGAACTTGCGATCGCTCACTCAATTCCAGGGGTTACAAATGAAGCCACAGCGGGGGCGGCTGCGGTGACCTACTTAAAGGCACACTTCCCCTCAGATGGTATAGGGACACTTGCGGATTTAAAACTTCAGCATTGGAAAGCGTATACGAAGAGTATAGATGCTACAAAGGGAATTTCTGATATTTTTGTGGATAATGATGAGGATTATGAGGCACAGTCAGCTGCCGATGCGTGGAGTGAGGTTGGGAGTAACATATTCTCAACACACAGTGTCACCGTCGGGGCTATAACCGAACCCCGCGCGGTATTGGATGTGAACCACACAGGGGCTATTATCGTTCCCGTGGGTGATACAGGAGAACGCCCGTCTACAGGTGTTCCGGGAATGATACGGTATAATTCGGACACGGGGGCCATGGAGACGTTTACGACAGCGAGTGGGGGGTGGGGGACTAATGTATCACCACCCACGATCACTGCTATTTCACCTACGGGTATCACGGCCACTGGTGGTTACCTAGAAGGGTTCCATCACCAAAAAGATCTCCGCAGCCCGGACCCTCTAAGCAGTGACCATTTCGGTTGGTCCGTCTCCATCTCTGCGGATGGGACTCGTGCCATTGTTGGAGCGCGGTATGATGACCAGCCTAGTGGCGCAACCTCCAACCCGGGGAACGCCTATATCTATACGAGAGCTGCGAATAGCGACTTCTGGGTCTATGAAGCTCAGCTCACGCACCCAACCCCTGCAAACAGTGACCATTTCGGCTGGTCCGTCTCCATGTCAGATGATGGTAACCGTGTAATTGTTGGGGTAGAACGTGATGACGTTCCCAGTGACGCTGGGTCAGCCCAAATCTTTGTAAGAGATGCGAATGGTGTATGGACCTGGGAAGATGAGCTCCGCAACCCCCTCCAAGCTTCCAACGACTACTTCGGCAGTAGTGTAGACATTTCTGGGGATGGGACCCGTGCCATCGTTGGGGCGTATTCAGATGACGTCAGTGGAAGCGACACGGGGTCAGCCCATATCTTTGTAAGAGATGCGACTACTACCCCTATCTCTTGGACCCATGAAAAACAGCTCGTACATTCGGGTGTGACTGGACAGACTGTAAATTCGAGTGACCAGTTCGGTTGGTCCGTCTCCATCTCCACGGATGGGAGTCTAGCCATAGTTGGGGCGCGTTATACTGACTCCCCAGAGGGTGACGCTGGGTCAGCCTATGTGTTTAAAAGAAATACGACTACTAATGACTGGAACATTGAACAAAGGCTCACCAACACGGGGGGGTACCTAGGTACTGAATCCAGTGACGTATTCGGTTCTAGTGTCGCCATCTCAGGGGATGGGACCCGTGTCATCGTGGGGGCGTCGGGTGATAATGGGACCAACACTAGTGGCAGTACCAACACCAACGACGTGGGGTCAGCCCATATATTTCGGAGAGATACAACTACTACTCCAATAAGTTGGGTATATGAAAAAGAGGTCCAACACACGACGAGTATGCAAAGTATTAATTCGAGTGACAATTTCGGTACTAGTGTCTCCATTTCCAATGATGGGAACCGTGTCATAGCTGGGGCGCGTTATACTAATTTGGGTGGGGGTGACGCTGGGTCAGCCTATATATTTGACAGAACTACAGGTACTAACGATTGGACCTTCAACAAAATGCTCGTCCACCCTAGCCCAGCTTCCAACGACTACTTCGGTCAGAGTGTCGCCATCTCAGGGGATGGGACCTATACCATTTGTGGGGCGTATGCTGATGACAGTCCAACAGACTCTGGGTCAGCCCAGGTCTTCAATTTTAAGTCACAATTGATTGATACGTCAACCCAG